CGTGCGGCGCTGAGGATTGCAGCCCCAGCGCCGCACTACCCGCACGTCTCAACGCCTATCTAGGAGGCATCGCCCGTATGGGTGAAATACACAATACCCCTGAAGAGGATGGGCAATTGCGTGATATAAGCGCCCGACGGCGCGTAATCATCGGCCGCAACATCACACTCAGCGCGGGCATTCTCTACTGCCTGTCGCGTTCCATCTACTATTCAACGATCCGCCCGGAGTCATTATCCGGCGCGCAGCAGGTCATCACGGCGGAAGGTCACGCGCTCGGGTTGTGGGCTGCAGTGTGGGGCCTCGCTGCGATCCTTTGCGTCGTGGACATGGTCAACCGTCACACCCGTCACGGGCTGTCCCTGCTGGTGGGTATCGCGTTCGCGTGGGGTCTCGGCTACCTGATGATCTGGGCGGCTACCGGCTTCACCGACTACGCGCTGGCATCGTCCGGTATCAGCTGGATCACCCCGGCCGCGTTCATCTTCGGCCTACTGCTCAAGATCACCGCACTACAGGACATGCTACGCGCCTCACGGGAGGCGGAATGATCGCCGTTGACTGGGCTCAAGCCGGGCCCTACGTCGTGGCGGTCCTAGGCTTCGGCGGCGCATGGCTCACCTCGAAAATTCAGCACAAGGGTAAGCCTGAGAACGCTCTTATCGATCAGATGCAAGAGAACATTGCGGCGCAGGACAAGAAGATAGACCGCCTCGAAAAACGGCAGGTCAAATTCGAGGCACGGGACCGCGTCTACATCCCGCATATCATCCGGCTGAACATGCACATAGACCAGGAACTCGGCCCGCCCGCCCCGAAAATCCCCAAGGTCATCGCGGACTATCTGGAGCAAATGGAAGAAGAGGATCCCGCATGAGCGCACCGGTTGACGGCGGAACATCGCAGGGCTTCGGGGATAACCCGACCGCTAAACTCCCGTCCGACTCGTGGCTGATTCAGACCTTCGGGAACTATCAGCCGAACGGGCATACGGGCATTGACTTCCCAGTGGCCGTGGGCACGCCGGTTCGTGCTGTCGCTGATGGCCGCGTGGTTCACTCCGGCTGGTACTCCGGCACGTATGACCAGAATCCGTACTGGATCTCACCCGCTTTCGCCGGGTGCGTCCTCGTGATTGACCACGGCTCATTCATCGGCATTTACGCGCACCTGTCCGAGTCGCCAACCCCTGTCGGCGCATACGTGAGGGCCGATCAGGTTGTCGCCAAGTCGGGCAACACTGGCGGCTCAACCGGCCCGCATCTTCACTTTGAGGTTCTGCCTGATGGCTGGGACCTGAACAACGGCATGTATGGGCGGGTCGATCCGACACCCTACCTTGGCGGCATTACCGCGCAAGGCGCAATTACCATCACCGAATCCCAGGAGGATGAATTGTCAGCAGAATTTGAACGTGACGTGAGGGCGCAGCTTGCGTCCGATGCCGGTAAGTTCGCGGCCCTTGACCGTGACTTGCGCGCCCAGTTGCAGGGCCTCCCGTCGTTGGATCGTGACGTGCGCGCAGACCTGGCTCAGAAGGGCCAGCAGATCGCCGCACTCACATCCACTACGCAGGCGCTTGCTGGGCTGGTAGGGCGCGAGCAGGGCCTCAGTGTGGACGACATCAAGCAGGCCGTGACCGAGGCTATCTCGGCGGGCCTGACCATCACCGTAAAGGCAGGCGAGTAAATGAACGTCAATCCGAAAGTTACCGCCGCTGTACTTGCTGCGGCAGTAACCACGATCATCGCATGGCTGCTGACCCTCGCCGGGCTGGAGTTGCCGAACGAGGTTCAGGGTGCGATCACGTCGATCCTGGTATTCACGGCGGGCTACCTGACCCCGGCAAGCAACACGCCCGGCGACCACGAAGCCTAGTCCTCGCGCTCGACCCATTCCCGCAGTAGTTCGCGGGCTTTCTCTGATGCTGTGGTGCCAAGGCGTGCGGCTTTCTCTTGCGCCTTGGCCCACAGTTCATCACTGATCCGGATAGGCCGGTGCGGGGTGCCCCTACTCATGGACTGATGCCTTGACTTGGCGGCGTAGTTCGCGGCGTGGAATGTTAGGGTGTGCCCGATAGAGAACTCGCATTGAGGTGCGGTCATTCTTTACGGCTTGGCGGTACTGCTTGAATAGCGAGGCAATCTCGCGTAGCCACATCACCTACTCGCCTCGGCTGTGTAGGGGTTCACGGCAGCGGGGCTATTGCAGGCTGGGCAATCTCCACAAGGTACCGCAGTTTCACATGGCACGTCCCCAGCTTTATATCCAGCTTCCCATGCTTCTTCCTGAGCCTGCCGGATGCCCTCGTAGTAGTCAGCAACCGTTATGTGAACTTGCAAGTTTGCATCTTCGGGCGCGTAGTTCTCGCTGGTCATTGTGTCCCCAATCGTTTCGGCTTGTTCCGATACTCAATTTTAACAGGTGGATATCCACTACACAATAGGAGGTCCCGAATGCTCTCATGGGTGTCCGTGCAGGCAACAACCGGGAGCATCATCGCCGACCTCCCCACGCTGCGGGTTGATGGTGCGTTGAAGCGGACCATCGGCCGGCACGAGGCGCAGACGGCGGTGCTTCCGCTCGATGGGGCGCCGTCGAACTGGCGGACGGCGACAAGGAAGAAGGCCGTATTCCTTGTGGCGTTGTCCGAGCCGCTGGAGAATGAGCCCCGCGGCCTGCCAGTGTGGGGCGGCATGGTCACGGAACGCACCACCTCCCACAAGGAGGGTGTGAGTTTGTCTATGGTCACGGCTGAGGACTACCTGAACGACCGCTACGTGATGAACGAAACCTATACGGGCATCGGGCAGAACGAGATCGTTGAGGACCTGATCGAGAAATACATCATCCCGGACGGCATCCCCGTTCGCGTGGTGAAACTTCCCGGCGCCAACCCAGCCAGGGACCGCACCTACCTCGACGCTGACGATAAGACGGTCTACTCGATCCTTGAGGAACTGTCCGGCGTCCTTGGCGGGCCTGAGTGGACTATCGGTTGGGAGTGGGTGGACGAGCGCGCACTCGGCCTCGTGCTGTACGTCGGCGCACGTCTCGGCACCCCGGCACCCGCTGGGCTGGGTCCGGCGTCGTGGTTCCATCTGCCCGGCAACGTGTCCGACTGTGAACTGGTCGAGGGCTACCGGCGCGGCGAGGGCGCTAACGACGTCATGGCCGTCTCGTCTGGCTCCGCCGACGCCCGCCCGCAATCCACACACCACCAGTCAGCGGAGGATGGACGGCCCAAGATTGAACTGCGCTGGACCCCGTCAACGTCCATCACGAACACGGACACGCTTGAGCAGCACGCAGGCCGCGCACTCGAAGGGCTACAAGGCGGAACCGTGGCGCTATCCATCACGGCAAACCGGGCAGAGTCCGAACCGTTCCAGCTCGGCGACGACGTTGGCTTCGACCTCACATCATGGGCGTGGCCGAACAAGATCACCGGGACAGCACGCGCCATCGGCATCGAATGGACCGACACGACGATTACGCCCGTGCTCGACGTCACTGGCATAGAGGGGATCTACTAAATGGCAAATCCGGGGCAATTCGCGCCGCGTGGTGAGGACTATTTGGTCCGGCGGCAGCAAGACCTAGAGCGCCAGGTGAAAGAGTTGGCAGCCGCCAACGTGTTCGGCCTCACCGGGATCAAGCCCAAGGATGGCGGCACGGACCTTGACGGGTTCGTGAATATCAACGGCCCGCTAACCGTCAACGGGGCGTCGGAAATCAACGGAACGCAGGTTGTCAACGGGCCGATGACAATCACCGGCACACTGTCACTCCCGGCGGGCATCATCGACAACGACGCGCTATCAGATCCAATCGTTCCGGGCGCGTATCACTCCGACATTCAGAATATATCAATCACGAGTGGGCCGAATGTTGAGAAGCTGAGGATTGACGTTCCGGTGCCTACTGGCTACACGCGGGCGCTCGTAAGCCTGACCGCAACCATGAACATGCTCAACAACTCGGGCGCAACTGACAGCGCCTACCTCGGCGCAAACATCAACGGCACATCGCCAGGCTGGGCATCAAACGCTACAGCAGCAGCCGGCGCTGAAGTGTCGCTGTCCAATACGGTTGCCCTGCTCGTGACTGGCCTTGCCGGCGGAACGTTCCCGCTCACCGGCAAGGCGTCGTCGGATGTGGGCACTTGGGCAGCGGCAGGTTCGTCTTCAGTGCTGAACCTGAATGCTACGGTGCTTTTCCTGCGTTAGCGCTTACCGTTTCCGGTTGACATCTGCGGGGCGTTGACGAGTGCACCCTCTTCTGGGGTTGAGGCCGTAGCACCCGGAGGAAGAATCTCGTACTGCGCAGACGATGGCGCGGCTGGCTCCACGTAGGCCGGCTCCGGCGCAGCCACGACCGGCGCAGGTGCAGGTGCAGGAGCCACATAAACGGGCTCAGGGGCGACAACCGGCGCAGGCTCAACGACGGGTGCGGGTTCGACAACCTGGCCCGCGACACTGTCGATGGTGGGTGCGGGTGTGGGCGCTTCGGTGGTCACAACGGGCTCCGGTGCGGTTGTCGGCTCCGGTGTTGCGGTGGCCGTGGTGGACGTGACGACTACAGGAGCAGGCTGGTTGTCTGCGTTCGCGGTGGCAATGAGCCCGAAAGCCATGCCTCCCGCGAGCAACATTCCGGCGGCCCCCAGTACTGCGGATTTTGTTTCCATGCAATGAGTGTATCCAAATGAACAACGAATTAATAGCCCGGAGGTGGCTGGAATGCCGAAACGTGATTGGGCGGACGGGGCTTTGGGCAATACGCCTTTGTCTGCGGCCCGCTTGCAGAGTCTTGAGAATGACCTTGAAGCGGCCCTGTTGCAGCTCGCCCGTGACCCTAGCCAGTTGTTTGCCGGCGCTGTGACTTCGGATGCGAACGGCGCCGCTGTATCGGCTGTGATCGAGTGGCCCGATGGCGTGACGGGCACCTATGCGGGGACAGCCTCAGTATCGTTCCCCGGCTCCGTGTCCGCTTACACCGTGACCCGTGCAGGCTCGCCGACTGTCACCTTTACCCAACCCGCCGTGACGCGGGATCCCACCACGGGAGCAGTCACGAACCGCCCACCAATCACGGTTTCCTAGGAGAGTCCCCATGGTGTTACCAGCAGGCGTGACGACATGCCTTGTGTTCAAGAAAGCTCCCGTCAGCTTCGGCGGCAGTCAGGCAAAGATATTCCTTGAAGTCACGCCGTCCGTGCGCCTCGTGCACACGGAAACGGGAACGCCCCTTGTGGACTTCCTCGAATCGGTCGCCCCCATCGAGGGCGGGGTCGCGCAGATGATGCTCCCCCACACGGCGCAGGCAGGGTTCCAGGATGAGGCGGGCAACAGTTTCATCAACTGGCATTACACGGCCCGCGTCCGATACGAGAAGGGCGGCGACAAAAGGCACCTTCCGCTCGTCACGTTCCAGATCCCCGAAGGTCAGACCGAGATTGACCTCTCGATGATTCCCGCCGGACCCGCCGCACTCCCGACGTCGGCACCCATCGCGCTAGTGACGTCGATTGATGGTCAGACGGGCGCGGTGGATACGTCGCTGCAACTGGCCCGTGACCCGTCGAGGCTTTGGGGTGGCGTCGTGACCTACACCTCGGGCGCGCCAACTTCGGCCGCCGTGCTTTGGCCGGACGGAACTGTGGGCGTCTACACAGGCACCGCATCAACCGCGTTCCCCGGATCCATCGACGCCTACACTATCACCAAGGGCGCCGTGACCTACACGCAGCCCGCCGTCACCCGTGACGCATCCGGCAACATCACCCTTCAGCCCGCCATCGTAGTTAGCTAGGAGCAACCATGGGATTCCTTGACCCCAAACCAGTTACCAAAGTGGCGGCTGACACGGCCTATGCCCCCGCCGCAGGAAGTACCGCATACGCAGCCAAGTCCGTGGAGACTTCCAAGGCCGACAATGCGGCCGTAGGTTATGCCACAAAGACCGGCGCGTTCTCGTTCGGTGGCGGTGGTGGTGCCAGCGCCACAACTACCATCTCCGAAATGATCGTGCGCGTACCGTTCCGGCTCCCCGTCAAGCCCACGCGGGCGCGGCTCCACGTCTGGAACCGCAACTTCAAAGACAACCTTGGACTCACGGCGGGCGCGTTCAACTTCACCGGGCTGTGGATCGGGACGCCAGTGGTTGACGCTACCGGCGCGCTGACGCCGAGCTTCACCGCCGCACCCACGAAGCTGCTGGACCCGTTCGTGACCCCGGCTGACGGCAGTGAGTACGTGTCCGCGTGGTTCGACGTGTCCACACTCATCACCGCCCGCCAGGATTACGCCCTCTCGTGGGGCTATACTTGCGCGGCGGGGCAGACCACGAACCGGGCAACGGGATTCCATTGGTGGTCCAACAATGTCGGGGACGCCGCCAAAGCTAACCTTCAGACGATGATCGGCACCTTCACCACCAACCAGTCCCCGCACCTTGACATCTGGCTGGAATACGAGTTCGCCGCCGTCAACCCGGTAAACCTTTATGTGGGCGACTCCCTCACGGACGGGCAGCGTGCATTCTACGGGACGCGGGACAGCTACCCTCAGATGCATTCCCGCCGCACCGGGGCCGTCGCCGTGGTCCTCGCGTTCTCCGGTTCGTCCCTCTCGCCGGGCTGGGATACAACAAGTCCGAAGTACACCAAGTTCACCGGCATGACCTACAGCGCCATGTACGTGCACCTGGGGACGAATGACATCAACGCCGGCGCGGACCTTGCCACGGTGCAAGCGCGTCTGGGTGTCACCCTCGGCAAGCTACGTTCCACGTACGGCAACATCCCCGTCTATCTCGGCATCGTTCCGCCGCGGAACTTCGCCGCCGGACCTGAAGCGGTGCGCGTCGCCTACAACACCTGGCTACGGGGACTCCCTTACGGCGCCGCAGGGTCGATGGACTTTGATAGGGCTGTTCGTAACCCTGCCAACGTCGCTGTCCTCGATCCTGACTTTGACGGTTCGGACGGCACGCACATGAACACCGCCGGCTATGAGAAGTTCTCGCAGGCGGTCCCATTGAGGACTGTCATTAGTTAAGTTCCCCACCTGAAACCGCCCGTCAACCCTCACCGGTTGGCGGGCGGTTTTTGCGTTCCCGGTTTAGTGGAGTGTGCTGTGGTGGGCTGTGATGTGCTGAGAATCTGAGAGGCCATAGGCTAAAGGATAGTCACACTACGGCCTGTTTTCGGCCTGTTTTGGCCCCTCGTTTGGGCAGTAAAAAACCCCTAGAATCCCGCGTATTCTAGGGGTTTTTGGGGGGAGTAGCGGTACCGGGACTTGAACCCGGGACCTCACGATTATGAGTCGTGCGGTCACCATTTAATCCATTCGATTTACTTCCATTCTGGCGCGGAAACCCGCGGAATCTAGGGGTTTATGACACCCCCTCAGAAGGGCCTGCATACGCTAGCGCACGCTAGCATTGGCTACAGTTTAGGCTTGACGGGTGGTCATCCACCCTATAGATTGGATGCACGGAACAATCCGGGCGTAACGACCCATATTGAAAGTAGGTTGGCAGCATGAGCAGGTCAATATATACCGCCGCCGAGCGTGCGCTCCTGCGCCCCGGGACCATCGCAGTGGACAACCAGGGGAACGCATGGAAGCGCGGCACTGGCTCATGGGTTGGAACCGGAGAAGGTGCACCGCTCTACGACGAAGACGACCTGGCTTTGACCATCCTCATCGAAGGAGGCAAGCCCATCGAGCCCGAATTGAAGCGACTCCGCGGCGAACGTAGGGACCTTTTGCGAAAGCTCGACGAATTCGAGCAGCAAGGCCACTCAACTGTTGGCATCGCTTTTCTCCGGCGGCAACTTGGAGGCGTGGCATGATGTCGGAGTTTTACGGGCCGCTCCAATGGGCAATGGCGGGGTTGGCAATGTTCGGCTACGTCGCGCTGTGGCGCATGGACGCAGCAACACGGGCAACAAAGCGGCTTCAGAAAGACCACCAGCGAGCCGTAGATCAGCTAAAGAAATACGCGGCAGACTGGGGGCAGCTAAACCAGAAGCGCGCCGCGATCAATGCGCGGTACGACGACACCGTGACCAAAATCCGGGACAAATTCGGGATCAAGGATTCAGCATGAACGACGAGCGATTCATTGTGATCAGCGAGCAGTACGGGCAGACCCAAATGGTCAGCACGTACGTCCACACGCGGGAAGCGGCCGAGGAGCTAGCGCGGCTACATAGGCGCGCTGTATACGGCGACGGTTGCAACGTGTATGTGGCTGAAGTCTTGGAGCGCAAATCATGAGCGCCGCACTTTTGGCTGTCCGCGCAGTCCTTAGTCTTCATTGCAAGCAGCCTGTCGTGGCTGGCGACATCCTCGGGCCCTACTGCGCTGCATGCACATCGCCTGTCGATGGTGGGCCGGCGCCATACCCCTGCCTGACGGTCAACGCGGTTCTGGACTCGATGGGCACGCCCCATGCCGACTAGGGGCACCAGGCACCGAGGCATCCGCATCGACGACGCCCTGTGGACCGCGGCACTCCAGGTAGCGGCAAGGCGCGGAGAGAAACTATCCGACATCATCAGAAACGCGCTACGAGCGTACATAGAAACATGGGGGAACAAGTGACAACCAAGAAGAGCGCCAGGCCGAAGCTCATAGACGCAATCTGCCGCATCCGCCACTGCACCGAACTAGCCCGATATAACTACGTCCTCAACGGGCACCCGAATGGCGACATAGCAGCGTCATACTGCCGCGAGCACATCCGCGAGAGGGGTAGGCACTGGGATGAATCCCCAGTGCCATACAGCATCACCATCACCGGGCCGATTGGGGAAAGCGCATGATCCCCGACGATGCGGTAGAGGAGGCGCATGAGGTAAGCCCCGGATGGTCAATTCTTTATGACAACTACAGGTGCCGGACATGTGGCACATGGGCTTACCGCGAATCAGCGACCGGAGAATGGAAGCATGGTGGTCACAAGTGATACCTGACGAAGCGGTCGAGGCGGCGGCTCGGGTGTTGGCGCTGACCATGTATCACACGGGGTTCGAGGGTATGGACGCATTTACTCAAGGATTCTTGCGAGACACGGCGCGGATGGCGTTAGAAGCAGCAAAAAAGGCCACCAAGTGATCCCCGACGAAGCGGTAGAGGCGGCTGCGCGGGTGTTGGCGCTCGACCAGAAGGCTGCACACTGGTTCAGCGATCAGGAATGGGATGGGATTATTCCCGACCGCTACAAGGAGCCCTACCGACGCCAAGCCCGCGCCGCACTCGAAGCAGCGGCCCCGCACATGACTGAACGCGCTTACAACGCCGGGCACTTGGACGGCATGAACGGCGCGCCAAACTTCAACCCCTACAGAAAGGCCACCAAGTGATCCCGGACGAGGCGGTAGAAGCGGCTGCGTATACGATCACTCTGGCGGCATGGGGCCACATGACCCCACATGAAGCGGCACGAGATATCCTCGAAGCCGCCGCCCCGTGCATGATGGCGGCGGCACTCAATGACGCGGCGGATACTTTCGAGAACCTGCCAGTCAATAAGGGCGCAGAAATTAGCTCCGGGACGTGGGATTGGTTTGAGTTGTTCCCGATCGAGCACCTGCGCGAGCGTGCAAGAAAAGTGATTGAAGATGCCTAGCCCGCGGTGGACGGCTGAGGATGAGCGGAACTACACCGCCGACCGTACTGTACTAAAGAAGCTCCATGATCGCGGCGAGGAACCGTCGCAATGGTTGGCGGACGAGTACGCCGAACTCACCGAGCGCCGGAAGCAGGCCAAGCGGCGCCGCCCAAAAGGTGAAGGGGCCGTCTACCAACGCGGCGACGGCATGTGGTGCGTATCCGTCGAACTACCCGAGGGCCTGGACGGGAAACGGCGGCGGAAGGTGATCTGCCGCAAGGACAAGGGCAAGGTCATCGAGGAGTTGCGGGCCGCTAAGAAGGAACTCGAAAAACTCGGCAACCTCGAAACCAGCGGCGTCCGGCTCGATGCTTGGGCCGCGCACTGGCTCGACCGGATCGCACCCAAGGAAATCAAACCGCGCACACTGGCAGGGTACAAGACCGTGATCAACGGGTATGTACTGCCCGTACTCGGCCGCAAAACGCTCGGGAAGATCAGCGCCCAAGACGTGCGCCGGCTGCACGACACGATGGCTGCCACGCCCAAGGACCCCAAGCTCAGGGATGGGCGCGAGTTGGACGAGGGCACGGTCATGCTATCCAGTACCTATGTCCTACTTGCCCACAATGCGCTATCAGTCATGCTCGGGGCTGCCATGAACGAGGGGAAGATCAGCGCCAACCCCTGCGACATGGTCAGCCGGCCCCGGAAACGGAAACTAGAACAACAAGCCTTGACGCTGGATCAGGCTGTGCAGCTCTTGGCGCACCTCGCAACGAGGGAAGACCGCGCACTCTGGGCGACGTATCTTCTGACGGGTGCGAGGCGCGGCGAGATCCTAGGATTGGAGCGGGACCGCGTAACAGATGTTGTTGATCTTTCCTGGCAGCTCCAGAGGATCACGGACATAAAGAATGTGCCGAATGATTTCGAGTATCGGCAGGTCAAGAGTTCCCTCTATCTAACCCGTCCCAAATCCCAATCTGGCTGGCGCATCATCCCACTCGTGGAGCCACTTAAGTCCATCCTCGCGCTCCACATGCAGGAGCCGCACGAGGACGGCCTAGTCTTCCATGAAGACGGTAGACCGTGGGACCCTGACCGCGCCACAAAGGCATGGAAACGCCTAATGAAAGATGCCGGCCTGCCCGAAGGCGTGGTACTTCATGGCGCCAGACATACCACGATTGAACTTTTATATGCGGCCGGCGTCCCAGAAGACCTCATAACTCAAATCGTCGGGCACTCCACACGCACCATGACAAGGCTCTACAAGACGCGCCTGGACATCGTGAGGGCTACGGCGGGCATGGAGTCGCTATCCGAACTTCTACGCCCTCAGATCGAGGCGTGACAACGCGAAGGATGGCCCCTAAAACTTAGGGGCCATCCTGGTTTACGCCACTCGTCTCCACGTCTTGCCGTGAATGATGTGCGTCATGTTGGACGGAGTTATCCCGTATGTGGCGGCAAGTGCTCTCTGCGTGAACTTGCCCGTTGCATAGTCCGCCCTAATAGCGCGCACTTCTGCCTCGGTCAGCTTGTGACCTCCTTGGCGTTCGCCGTGGGCGCTGCGGTCTTTTGCCGCAGCGTCTTGTGAGTTCTCTTTGGGAGTCCCGGCGAATAGGTGATCCGGGTTGATGCATGGCGGGTTGTCGCAGCGGTGGCAAGCGAACTGCCCCGCCTCAATCGGCCCCACCCACGCCATGTAGGCCACGCGGCTAGCATGGTTATTCCGGCTGTCCCCAACGCTAACCACGCCGTACCCCGTCCGATATCGGGCGCCGTTCCATTCCCAGCAGGGGCCAAGTTCCGGGCGGCGGACCACTTCTGTCCAGCCCCCGTACTCCAAGCGCTCTGCAAGGTCAGCGTCTTGCGGCGTGCGCAGGGTTACGTCTGGGTTGCCGTGTCGCCGGAAGCGTGAGTAGTGCTTATGGCATAGCCCTCTAGCGGTGGTCGCGGCGTCGCATCCGTCCATCTTGCAGGTGCCGCGGAGCTTCGGCCCGACGCGGACGTAATGCACGTAGCACTTGCCGCGGAAGTAGATGGCGCGGTGGCAGCTTTCGGTGGTGCAGGTAGACTTACCCATATCGACTCCTTCTTAGTCGGTCATCCTCCGGGCGGTTGGCGCCGCCGCAAAGGGAACTTGTTGTTCTACAAGTATAGCTTGCGGAACAACAAAAGAGGCCCCTCACGTAATCGTGAGGGGCCTCTTTTTTGCGTTCGAGGGTTACGGCTCGGGGACCTTTCCGCCATTGTCGATCCTCCTAGCCAGCTCTTCCAGTAGCTGCTGTGTAGTCATGTCCTCGACGCCGATGCGGACCTCGTGAAGGTCTGCCTCATCGTCGGTGATGAGTTCGGACTCCACTAGGGCTTTGAGTACGTTCTGGTTGAAGGCGCGGGCGAACTGCACAACGAACCTAGGGTCAGCGTTGGCCCCGTTCTTCCATCGCGTCATGGCGGACTGGTCAAAGCCGGCGCGGGTGGCCGCGTCCTTGGCTGTCATGCCTTCCGTGACTCGCGTTATGTATTCATACCAGCGGGTAGGTTCGGTGATTTGCATATGAAAACAATAGGTTGCGCAGACGCAACTAGTCAATGACGTTGACACAAGATGAGTAGCAGAGCGAGTAGCAGGGCGCCTAATCGAGTGTGGCGCCGATAACATTACTCGCCCCAAAAATGCCTAGAATCCGCGGAATTGATACTCCACCACTTGGGCTTGATGATTAACATTCCAATTTGGACTTGCGCTTGTCCAAGTAGCGACCTAGAGTGTTCCACATAAGCAATTTGGGGTTGCGAAATCCCAAGTTGTAGTACAACAACTAGGGGAAAAGGTCTCTCACCATGGCTAAGCCAAAACTCATCATCAACCTGGAGAAGCTGGAAGAGCTTCGCGGCGGACAGCCGTGGGCAGTATTCGCAAAGCAGCTCGGCATGGACGGCTCAACACTCTCCCGAGTACGCCACGGCAAATCCCAGCCAGGCCCGGAATTCATCGCCGCAGCAGTAACCAACTTCCCCGTCCGCATGGAAGATCTCGTAATCGTGGTGGACGGCGAAGTAAGCGAGGAAGAAGTTAGCGCGAGCAAGGAAGCCCTCGCCGCATACCTGAAGGCCCGCAAGAATCGACTGGCAGCATGAAACTCGCATACTCCATCGAGGAAGCAGCAGTGGCGACCGGGTACTCAACAGACTCGATCCGGAAGGCCATCCGCAACAGCGACCTCAGCGTCAAGTACGCAAATTCTAAGCCCGTGATCCTTGCCAGCGAGCTTGAAGCCTGGCTCAACGCTCTCCCGTCAGAACCACCCACCCGATAGACCCCGCCGCAGCGTAACGCCGGCCGCAACACCTCCGCCCCATAGAGGGCAACCCACCCTGCACTAAACCACTACTCTCGTGTCCCTTGCGAGAAGAAGGGGGCATTCGTCATGCCTTCCACCGATTACCTAACCCAGCTCGCCACCTACAACAGCAAGCACGGCATCACCGCCACGTTCTCCGAGATGAAGAAAACCGCCCGCCGGATGCAGAAGCTCGACGACGAACGCGGCCCCGTAGACATCGAGGCGTTCTTCCTGCTCCACAGTGACCCGACCGGCGAAGAAGCCACCGACAACGTCATGGCGGAACGCGCCGCACAGAACGCCACCAACGCAGCCAGGAGGGTCGCCGCATGATCCCCGCCGCTCTTGAAGATACGCACGAAGCCTGGTTGGGGGATGCCGTAGCAACCTTGATCGGTCTGGCTCACGTCAACGAGACAATCACTGCCGACGATCTCCGCCGCGAGATGCGCCCGGCCCCGCATCAAAACCTTCCGGGCATCGCGTTCACGACAGATAAGCGCGCCGGACACATCGAAGCGATCAGCTACCAAACATCCACCAGCAGGACCCGCAAGCACGGGGCGCTTAGGACCTGGCGCCGCACAACCAACGAAGGGATCTCCAAATGACCATCGAATTCAAGAACCCACCCGCCCGCAAAAAGGTAGAGCCTCGCGTTGGCGCCGAAACTCAGTCCATCATCGACGCGCTCCAGTCACGGCCCGGCGAGTGGGCTCTCATCAAGAAGGATGTCAACCCGAACTCGACCACTTGGTGGAAGAAGCGGCCCGGCATCGAGGCGAAGTCATCCACTATCGGCAAGCCGAAGAATCGCGTAGACGTCTACGCCCGATGGATCGGATACGCAGCATGATCGCCGCCGTCTTAGCAATGTTCATTTTCGCGGGCGTCTGGCTTGTGAAGGCGATCCGCGACGACAACCTGGACGCCCTCGAAGCTGAGGCCGCACAGGAATGGGGCGAGGGGAAATGAGCGCCGAACTCGATCTTGACATCGCATTCTTAGTTGGCGAAATGGAATCGCTCGAATGTGAGCACTCGCAACATGGAGAAGGTCACGAGAACCATGGGGGCGGTCCCGCAGCGCACTACGTAATAGGCAGTCATCCATGCGTCGGGACAACTCCGGCATACGCCGCCTGCCCCCGACTAGTGCAGGTGATCGTCGCCGATGTGCGGACCAGATGCGGCCACTGCGACGAGCTGACAACGACTGGCGAGCTGTATACGATCCTCGGCCCGGTGAACAAATGACCGCCGAACCGATCTACTGCCCCGCGCAGACCTACCGCCAGACCCGCGACTCGCCAGCCGAGTTCTGCGAAAACGAGGTAGAGGACTACGGCGACCTCTGCCCCGAGCACGACGAAGACGACCGTGCCGACTATGAATACGACCGAATGCGAGATGCCCGCTATGACGACTAACCCAACCCCCGCAAGCGTTTTACGCCAGGCTGAGGCGATTACCGGTGAGGCTGGCGAGTTCCTGATGGTGAAGGAACTTGTTGCGGCTTTGAAGGTGCTTGTTGAGATCGCCAACGCCGCCGAGGTGAAGGCATGATCCGCTGGTTCCGTCGCCTCCGCCCCGAGCCCGCAGCGTCCCCGAAGATCAGTGTCGAGGATCTACTCGTGGCGCGCTGGTTCGGCCTCACCGAAGAGGACTGGAACGACATGCCGGCCATCGCCAAAGTGGACAAGCGCGGGAACTACTACCACGCATGGAGGCTGTGATGGGGCTCTACTACCAGGACGACTACGTGACGCTGTATCACGGGGACTGCCTCACTGAACACCGCGAATGGTTGGATGCCGATGTGCTGGTTACTGACCCGCCTTATGGGATGGCATACCGAGACCGGCTAGGCAAGCATGATGCCATTGCTGGAGATGAGACGACCGTCGTCCGAGCCGCATCACTCGCCGCATGGGGCGAGGGTCCAGCACTCGTGTTTGGTACATGGCGAGTTGAAAAGCCGGAGGGTGTGAAGAACGTCCTCATCTGGGATAAGGGCTCAGACCTTGGCATGGGCGCGTCTAACCCTTGGGGCCTATCGCACGAAGAGGTATACGTCCTAGGAGGATGGCCCGCAATAGTCCCTGGCGGGCGCGTCAGGGAAGGTGGAACGCCCTCGCGGGTCCCGTCCGTACTCCGTGTAGCAAAGCCAAACAATGCCAGCGCAGACCGCGTTACGGAGCACCCAACGCCGAAGCCAGTGGGGCTTATGGAGCGCTTGATTGAAAGATGCCCGCCCGGCGTGATTGCGGATCCATTCGCCGGTAGCGGCGCAACGCTGGTCGCCGCAAAAAACCTCGGCCGCCGCGTAATCGGCGTCGAACTCGAAGAGAAGTACTGCGAACTAATAGCCAAGCGTTGTTCTCAGGAAGTTCTAGATTTTGGAGCCATCGCATGATCGACCTAACCCACGCAACCCAAGTTTGCACCCCGTATGGCTGGTACGACGTGATCGCCGTCAACGAAACCACCGTCACAGTCTCAGGCGACTTTGACGACTTCCGCATACCCAAATCCAAGATACTGGAGGCCCGCAATGATCGCTAAAGAAGTCGCACTGTTCCCTCTCCGTAACATCAACGCCGCCCGCCGACGTGTGAACATTGCACGCGACCGGGCTGCACGGTTCGCCACGGCCGAGAACCTGGCCGCCGTTGCTGAGCTTGAAGCCGGACTCGCACGGATGGAGGCGGCACTGTGAGCGGGCGGGATGAGCTGGCGAGCTTGGTTCAGAGGTACGCATCACAGACCCCGGCTGACTGGCTCTATGACGACGAGGCAAAGCATATCGCCGATGCCATCCTCGCCGCCGGTTACCGCAAGCTTGAGCCTGCATGGCTTGAGTCGCTGGAGCACGACGCTACACACGAGTTCACCGAGACATCACATTGTGATGGCGAGCATATCGCTAGGTGGCGTCGAACTCCCAAGTTGACCCTGACGGTCGAGGCTGGCCCGTGGGAAATCGTAGAACCGGAGCCCCAGTCATGACCGCACCAGCCATCCCCACGCCCGCCACACCTGCCCCGTTCGACCGTAACGAGCCGCTGCCGGACCTGCACATCCGGGCCACACGCTCATGGGAACCGGCCGCGAGACGATACCGGGACCTGACCACGGAAGAGAGGGCGGACGCATGAGCCAATATGATGCACTACCACAGCCCGTGTCCGACTTCATCAACCAGCGCACCGAATACGTCCAAGCCGCACGCAGCGGACCCATGGGCAACGACGACGCTGACTATTACCGCTGGCAAGGACATATGGAAGCCAGACGCCAACTCGCGCAGATGCTTGGCTATTCGGTTCCTTACGAGCCGGGCGAGCGTACCGAGAGAATCGCATGAGCCCCCGTCAGCCGGACTACGAAGCCTTGCGCGCTTTGCAGGCCCGGTCCCAGGAAGCCGACCGCATCGGACCCAACCCGGAACGAAAGGCTGACGACGATGACTGAGCAGGTCGGCACGGGCTCCACATTCTGGAACCGCCGCACCAACCGCGAACCGGGATGCACCTGCCCGTCAGCACGCTACGACCCGCGACGAACCAAACCAACCGACCCGGACTGCAAACAGCACGGGAACAACTAAGCCGCCACCGAGCGGCATTTTTTATGGGGAGAAACATGAGCTTGCAAGTATTCAAAGAACTTGAGCAGGGCACGCCGGAATGGCTGGCTGCACGCTGCGGCATTGTCACGGCGAGCGTAGTTGGGCAGCTCGTGACGCCGACACTCAAGACCGCGAACAACGACACCTCACGCGGCCTTACTAACACGCTCGTCGCTGAGCGGATCACGGGCCGGGTTGTCCAGGTACACCCGAACGCGGCAATGACCCGTGGGACGTTGGATGAGCCGTACGCCCGAGAGAAGTACGCCGAGCATTACGCGCCCGTCGATGAGGTCGGGTTCATCGTCCGCGACTTCGGCAAGTACAAGCTGGGCTACTCGCCGGATGGTTTGGTTGGGGATGACGGGCTCATTGAGATAAAGAGCCGCGACCCGAAGAAGCACATCGCGACGATCCTGGCCGATGAAGTCCCGGCCGAGAACATGGCGCAGTGCCAGACCGGATTGCTCGTCACCGGGCGTGCATGGATTGACTACACCTCCTACGCGGGCGGTATGCCGTTGTGGACCAAGCGCGTCTACCCGGACATCCGCTGGCATGTTGCCATCCAGGAAGCCGTACTGGCATTCGAAGCCAACGCCGCGGACATCACCAGCCGATACCTTGCCGCCGTCGAAGGACTCCCGGCAACCGAATACATCGACCACTTTGGAGAATTGGAGATCACCTTCTGATGAATGAATTTGGAGAAACCCCGAGCGTCTACCTATGGCCCAAGGGTCACGAAGAAGGCAGCGCATATCCCCGCGAGTTCTGGGACCTAGTTGAGCGCGGCCTGAAATCCGTTGGCATCGAATGGGAGTCAGTCTGATGGATATCTCGCAAGCACTAGTCGCCAAGTCCGACCAACTCAACGCCTCGGATCTAACCGGCGCGCCCATCGTTGCAACGATCAAGGATGTCCGTAAGGGTGATGCTGCCAAGCCGGTAATCGTGGATCTCGAAGGCATGGATGGGCGGCCGTGGAAGCCGTCTAAGGGGATGCTACGGGTCATCGCGCACGCATGGGGCACTGAATCCGACAAGTGGATCGGGCGGCTCGTGAAGCTCGTCAACAACCCGGAAGTGATCTACGCAGGCGAGGCAGTCGGCGGCGTCGAGGTCATCGCAATGTCACACATTGCCGCTGACTTCCGCATCCCCGTCCGCATCAGCCAAAAGAAGGTCAAGCAACACTCGGTATC